AAGATTTGGGCCTGAATTTCAGTGCAGAAGACCCGCAGGAGGAAGGAATCGATGAACCGAACAATAAAAACCGGCAAACTCTATCGGTCGTTTGAATTAGATCGAGGGGATATCGACGAGGAAAAGAGAACCGTCCCGATTTCATTTAGCTCAGAGGCCGAAGTCGAGCGATGGTTCGGAAACGAGATCCTTGACCACCAAAAGAAATCCGTTAATCTCGACCGCCTAAAATCAGGAGGCCCGCTACTATTAAACCATAACTCACGGGATCAGATCGGCGTGGTTGAGGAAGCCAAAATAGACAGCAAAGAGAGAGTAGGGCGTGCAGTTGTTCGGTTCAGCAAGAGCCAGCGCGGAGAAGAAATTTATCAGGATGTCCTGGACGGGATAAGGCGATCAGTCTCCGTAGGTTATCGAATTCATGAAATTGAACTTGAAAAAGAGAAAGACGGCGTTTCCACATTCAGAGCGAATTCGTGGGAGCCACTAGAGGTCAGCATAGTTCCGATCCCTGCCGATGTATCGGTTGGGGTCGGCCGCGAGAGCGACGCTGAATATACAACAACAATCAGAGGAGGACTGGCAAAAATGGGAGTCGAAGAAAAAAAGGAAAAAACGCCCGTCGTTGATCTCGATGCTGTTAGAAGCGAAGCGATCAAGGCGGAAAAGGAACGTGTTGCAGAAATCGCAGCACTCGGCAATGCACACAAATGCCGGGATATGGCGGAGAAAGCCATCGCAGGAAGCAAGACCGTGGATAGTTTCCGTCAGGAAATCTTGACCGAAGTTTTGAACGCCGTTCCAGTTCGCACAGATGCGAACATAGGCATGTCCGAAAAGGAAAAAAAGGATTTTTCGTTTGTCAGGGCTATCAACGCAGCAGCCAGCCGGAACTGGAAAGACGCGGGGCTTGAAAGGGAGGCATCGGACGCAGTAGAAAAGATCGTCGGACGCACCCCCCAAGGCTTTTTCGTTCCGAACGATGTCACCAATAAGAGGGACTTGACCGTAGGAACGGCCACCGCTGGAGGCAACCTCGTATCGACCGATCTTCTATCTGACAGCTTTATTGACCTGCTCAGAAATAGGATGCTGGTTCGGTCGATGGGTGCTAGAATTTTGGGCGGATTGGTTGGAGATGTCGCAATTCCGAGCCAGACAGGAGGCGCAACGTCGTTCTGGGTAGCTGAAAGTGGATCACCCACAGAAACACAGCAAACACTCGGACAGATTGGAATGACCCCAAAAACAGTGGGAGCGTTCACAGACATCAGCCGAAAGTTACTTCTACAGTCCAGCATAGATATCGAAGGTCTCGTCCGTACGGATCTAGCGACCGTTTTGGCTCTGGCTATCGACTCAGCGGCCATCAACGGCACGGGAGCAACCAATCAGCCCACGGGGATCCTGAACACGGCTGGAATTGGTGATGTTGCCGGAGGCACAAACGGCGCGGCACCCACATGGGCGAACATCGTTGCACTCTGGAAAGCCGTAGCAGCATCAAACGCGGCCTTTGGGTCTTTAGGATTTCTGACCACAACCAACGCAGCGGCCAAACTCATGACAACCGAGAAAGCCACAGGGACGGCACAGTTTGTCTGGCCGGACTTTCCAGGCGAAGACGGTCTTGCGCGATTGGCTGGATTCAGGGCCGGAGTGTCCGAGCAGGTTCCGAGCAACCTAACAAAAGGGTCTGGAACGGCCCTCAGTGCCATCATTTTTGGCAATTTCGCCGATTTAATCATCGGCGAATGGGGTGCATTGGACGTTCTCGTCGATCCATACACAGGCGGCACGAGCGGAACAACGCGAGTCAGAGTGCTTCAAGACATTGACATCCTCGTCAGACACGCCGAGTCGTTCTCGGCAATGAAGGACGCGATAACAACCTAAGCGTGAGGGGGCGGGGCTTCAAAACCTCGCCCCCGTGAGGGGCAACGATGGTAATAAAAATCTTGAGGAGTTGCAGTGGAGGCGGTAAATCTTTTGTTGCGGGGAAATGCTATAAAACAGGAAAAGATTTTCCGGAATCTTTAGCAAATAAACTGCTAAACGTCCCGAATACCGCCGAAATTCAAGAACCAAAAAAAGGGAGCAAAAATGTTTGACGCATCAAAAAATGACGTTCTATCTCTATCTGCCCCTGCATCCAGAACCGCCACAGTCAATGGCTCGTCCGTGAACGTCCTAGATTATATCGGCATCGCAGAAGCTGTTCTTGACTCAGCGGCAGGGACAGGAACCGCCCCGACCCTGGACGTTAAAATTCAGGACTCTTCAGATGGGGTCACTTTTGCCGATATTGCAGGGAAAGCCTTTACTCAGGTGACGGGTTCAATCTCATTGCAATCTCTGTCCCTGAATATGGGCGAGATACGGGGATTTGTGAGAGCTGTCATAACGATCACAGGCACAGGCCCAGCGTTTATATGCTCCGTCACGCTTCGGGCAAGGAATCAAAAAATCTAATGAGCATCGAAACCATGCTCGCAGCATCCATCATGGAATCAGGGTTTTCAGAGTGGATAGACATAACCCCTCATGGCGGCACTAAGATACGGATTAAGGCCGTTGTGGACAGGAGTAAGCCCAATCCACACCCGACATCGACAAGGAAACAGGCATCAATAGGTATTAACGGCGTGAAGCTAACAATCTACAACCACACCACAAAGGGCGTTACAAGCATAAAGGAAAATTTCACCCTCGTAACATTGCCGTTAAGGGTTGGAGACACACCTGCTCAGATGAGCGTCAAGAAAATTCTCGACCATGATTCCGGCGTATGGGTTCTGGAGGCGGAAAAGTAAATGGGTATCAAGTCTTTCGATAGCGCAAGCAAGGGCAAAACCTTTACTCATGCCAAGGTTTTAGGGGCCGCCGCCGTCCGTGAAATGCTCAAAGACGCACCAGACATCGAAACACGCTTCGTTAAGCAGGAGATGAAGCGTTTCGGAAAGCGAGTCAGGGCAAAAGTCGTAAGAAATCGCGTGAAAGGAAGGCCTGGCATTAAATGGCGCGGCCCCACAGGAGGCGGAAAAGGAGCAGACTCAATCCAGGGTGTCGGCGGCAAAAAGAGACTCGGAAAAAACATCAAAAGCTGGGCATCCGGGAAAGACACAGGAAACATTATAGCAAACGTCAAGATTTCCCGATTATTAAGGGTTCATGAAGATGGCTTAACCATTAACGCAAAAGCCGGGAAGTGGCTGACAATTATCGATAGGAAAAAGCCCCTTATCGATGGCAAGCCTCAAATTATTGCGTTAGTGAAAAAAGTAAGGATACCGCCACGCCTTAAATTCCGAGAGACATTTAAAGCACTTGAACCAGACGCGAGGGTGAAGATAGAAAAAGCTATGGATCGGGCTGCAACAATTCTCGAAAAAAGAGCGGCGCAGAAATTCAAAAAAAGCTCCGGCACGGGCTTCGGAATTGGGGCGGCTGGGTTTTAGATGGACTCCATTAAAGAAAAAATACTAAAAAATATTAAAACGACCTTGGAAACCATCACAACGACCAACGGCTACGACAACACCATCGCCAGCGTTCAACGCCACCAAATCGGAGGGCAGGACACCGTAAGCACTCCATATATCATTGTCGTTCAGGGTGACGAAACCACCGTCAAGGAAGGCCCAGACCCCTATGTAACGAAGCGCATGGAAATTCATTTCGACGTAATTACCAGGCAAGACACCGACACCGACAACCGGAATGCCGACGAGGTAATGAACAGCATTGAAGCAGATATAGAAAAATCCATGCAACTTGATTCAAGCCGAGGGGGGAACGCCTTTGATACTGGAACATTAGAGGTCATCCCACTGGCAGTCGAAGAAGGAAGCACTGACATCAACGCCATTATGAGCCTCAACATAGAGTATCGGCAACGAAGAGACGATCCAAAATTAAAGTAGGAGCGACGATATGAAGGAATTTAAACCCCCTTGGGGAGGTAGTTGGGCAGTAAAAAACGGCATCATTCAAAGTTTAGACGGCAAGCCGATAGGTGGGAAAGACCGGGAAACATTAAAATCTTTAGGATACTCAGTGAAGGAAACGCCCAAAAAGAAGGAGGAAAAATAAATGTCAATTCTCAAACGAAAACAAACCGTAGGGGCGAAAATTGAGGTCACCGAGGGGACGGCGATAGCGATTGCTGGAGCAGATATTTTCCCGTGCTACGACGTGCAATTCAGCGGGGACACGCCATCGATTGAAAATGAAAATCTTTCCTCGTCGATGTCGAAATCTCAGGATATTCCAGGCCGAACATTCGGGACCCTAACATTTAAATGTTATCAGTATGGAGCATCGGCAGCTGGCTCAGCCCCTTTCTGGGGGAAATTACTTCAAGCGTGTGCCTACAGCGAGACAATCAGTGCTGGGGTAAGCGTGACTTATGGACGTATTTCTTCGGGCATAAAATCACTCACGATGAAACGTTTTATGGACGGGAAAAGCTGGCAGATTGTCGGTGCGCGTGGAAACGTGAGCAGAGATGTTGAAGCAGGTGGGCTCCCAGTTCTATCTTTTTCATTCCAGGGCATCTGGGACCCTATAAACGATGTGGACGCGACGAAAGACGAGGCCTTACTAGTAGGTACGGCACTTCCGACATTCGATCCAAAGCCGTTTAAAAATGCCAACCTAACCATCGGCGGGTCATTCCTAGCGGTAACAAATTCCCTGAATTGGGACGCAGGTAACTCACTCGCCAACGTGCCGGACGCAAACACCACAGCATATAAGCGGGTGGATATCACCGACCGGTCACCATCAGGCAGCTTCGACACAGAATCTGTTTTGAAAGCCGCGCACGACTTTGAGGACGAAGTGGGGCAGAAAACACCGATAGAAATAAAATCATTTATAGGGTCGGAAGCATCCGGCAATGGGACGGGAACACTTAACACCATGACCGACGCAGGGAAAAATTGGCCAGCCAGTAAATGGGCGAGCGGGTTCAAAGTCATCGACTCAGCTGGGGCTATTTTCACCCCTACAGCATCGACGGCGACAACATTGACCGTATCAGGAACGCCCGCATCTGGCAATTATTCTGTCTACCAGGACGGAAGGCTGATCACAGAAACCATCCCCAAGGCGCAGTTCCAGTCGCAGGACGAGGGCGACTCCGACGGAAGGGCGACCGACAGCTATCCATTCATGATGAAGAAAAACGCCGCAGTAGGCGATGACGAGCAAACAATCGTCGTCCAGTAAAGGGGGAACGATGGACTCAAATATTACAAGCGCAGCAGGGTGGGCGAAGAAAAACACTGGGATAGTCGAAGAGGTCAGACTTCCGTCTGGAGCCATCATTAAAGTACGCAGAACGCCGATATCGGCTTTGCTGATGGCAGATTTAATGCCGCTATCCCTGCTGTCATCCCAGCCGGAGAAAGAAGCTGATACAGCAATGAGCCAGAGCGATAATATGGCCGTTGTTAAAGGGTTCAAAAAGATAACACGCCTTATCGTGAAGTCGGTTATTAGCCCGAAAATTGTATTTGACCGTGAGCCAGAAAATCACGAAATATCCGCAGACGACATACCAGCGGAAGATATGGAGTTCTTGATGGGGTTTGTGCTTCGGACGGAGGAGGCCGAAGCCTTGAAGGACTTTCGTGAAGAGCGACCAGTCATTGATGCTGGACAGCCTATGCAAACGCTACAGCCAGTCGCCAGCACAAATGGTGGGCCTGTATGACGAGGTCCTAGCCTATAATTTCAATATGGCGATCATGATGCGTGGTTTTCAGTCTGAAAAAGAAGCGCGGGACGAGGCAGAAAAGCCCAGGCATCAGAAATTGAAAGACCGAATCGAATCAGGCAAGATTCAGTTAATCGACAAAGAAGGGCAACCGGTAGGACAATAAAATGGCCGCATCCCTCACGCTAAAACTTATAGCGCAGACAGCAGGGTTTCAGTCCCAGCTTGCCGCCGCCCAAAAGTCATTCGCCACCCAGACAAAAAAAATGCTAGGCGATTCACGCGCCTTCCAAAAGATCGGGAGAGAGATGAAGTCCCTTGGGGCATCAATGACGGTAGCCATCACCGCCCCAGTTGTTGCTACAGGGGGGGCTTTGCTCAAAATGGCCGCCGATGCAGAGGAAAGCGAAAATCTTTTTGAAGTGTCTATGGATGGGATGGCAATTTCGGCGCGGGCTTGGTCTGAAAGGCTGAGAGAAGATTTGGGCCTGAATGCCTTTGAAGTCAGAAAGCAGGTCTCAACATTTAATCTGATGTTTCAGGGCATGGGCGTTGGAGAAGAGCAAGCATTCGATATGGCTAAGGGGATGACGGAGTTGACGGCAGACATGGCCTCGTTCCGAAACCTAGCCCCAGACGAGATTTTCACAAAACTATCGTCGGCATTATCTGGGGAAGTCGAGCCATTGAAGCGTCTAGGCATCATCATCAACGAAACCACCATCAAGGCCCACGCACTGACGGTCGGAATCGGTGACGGAACCGGAAAACTCACGGAACAAGAAAAAGTCCTGGCACGATACAGCCTCATCATGAAACAAACCACCAACGACCAGGGCGATCTTGCTCGGACAATGGGCAGCCTCACAAATCAAGTCCGCATCATGGGAACGCAGGTAAAAAATATGGCTGTGGATTTAGGCGTGGAACTCATACCCGCCGCGCAGAGGTTCAACAATCAGGTATTAAAGCCCATGATTGAGA